GCTAATAAATATATAGCAGCAAATTTAAAATGGTTATCTCAATTTGTACGCATAGTTCTGTGCTTCGATAGTGACGAGCCTGGTATGGTTGCTGCCGAGAAAGCAATTAAAATCTTACCTCCTGGCAAGGCAGCTATATGTAGACTTCCAAGAAAGGATGCTAATGAAATGCTCCTCGCAGGAGAAGGGGAAGAACTTAGAGATCTCTTATTCAGGGCAACACCTGTTAGACCAGATGGAATACTTAATGCCAGTAACCTCTGGCAGGAACTGACAAAGAAAGGTACTAACAGTATCTGTCCTTTTCCTTTCCCACAGCTTGATACTTTTACCAAAGGCTTTCATAAAAGTCAGATGATATGTATAGCTGCTGGTAGTGGCACTGGTAAATCAACTATATGTAGAGAACTGGCTCATCACTTTATTAAGAATGATCTGACTGTTGGATATATAGCTTTGGAGGAATCAGTACAGAGAACTATGCAAGGTATTCTTGGTGTTGAGGTAAACAAACCATTGCATCTTGAAGATAATATTGAACATGAAAGCTTGAAGCAGTCGTTTGATAAGTTGTTCGGTACAGGAAAACTATTCTTATATGATCACTTTGGTTCTATTGATCCCGATAGATTAGTTGAACAGATACAGTATCTTGCCACAGCAGAGGGTGTGGATGTTGTTATCTTGGATCATCTAACAATAGTTGTGTCAGGAATCTCTGACTTAGATGAGAGAAGAGCCTTGGATGTGGTCTGTACCAAGCTCAGGCAGGTGGTTGAATCCACTGGTATAGGTTTAATCATTGTCTCCCATTTGCGTAGACCAGAGGGTAAAGGACATGAAGAAGGTAATAAGGTAAGTCTTAATCATCTGCGGTCTTCTCATTCAATCGCACAGCTATCAGATCTTGTAGTTGCCTGTGAAAGAAATCAGCAGGGGGATGTAGCTGAAAGGGCTGAACTACAGTTACGTGTATTGAAGAATAGACATACAGGAATGACAGGAGCAATAGACAAATTATTGTATGACGATAAAACAGGAAGGTTGGTTCTTCCTTTGGACACCTACTTCGGAGACTGATGACTTTACTGATTGATGCTGATTGGCTGATCTATTCTTCGTGCTGTGCTTGTGAACAGGACATTAAATGGGATGACAACTTACATACATTGCATGCTGATGAAAGAGATGTACATGAAATGGTAGATGGCAGAATATCTCATTATCAAAATATTGCTGAAGATGATAAAGATGTTGTCATGTGTTACACAGAATATCCAACATTCAGACATACGATCTACCCAGAATATAAAGCCAATAGAAAACATAAAAGAAAACCATTAGGGCTAGGAAAGATTATCGAACAGACTAAGGAACGGTATCAATCTGAAAGCTACTCAGGGTTAGAGGGTGATGATGTTATGGCTGTGCTTGCCACCAGTAAGAAATATCCTGATCCTATTATTGTGTCAGTTGATAAGGACATGAGATCTGTACCCTGCACACTACTAGCAGGTGATGACATGGAACTTATAACCAGACGTAAGGCTGATAGACACTGGATGATACAGGCTCTTACAGGTGACTCTACTGATAACTACTTTGGTATAGATAAAGTAGGACCAGTAACAGCAGAAAAGATACTTGGTGAAGCTAAAACACTTGAACAGATGTGGGAGAAGGTAGTGGCTGCGTATGAGAAAAAGAAATATAACTTTGCTGATGCTGTTCTTAATGCACAACTGGCAAGGATATTGAGAGATGGTGACTTTGATTTCCAGACAGGTGAAGTATCTTTGTGGACTCCATAAAAAAAACACCTGCCTACCGACTGAAAGGCAAGTGTTTTATTCTTGGATGATTAAGCAATAGATCGAGTCCGACAGGGCGTTGGCTGCTTTCACAGCTCGATGAAGGGCCTATTGCTTACTATCTACCTTATCACATAAATTTAAAGCTGCTA